TTACGCTCCGACCTTGGTTTCCGTGCCGTTCTGGAAAACAAATGTGATTTGTCCATCCTTGTGAACAATGGCCTTTTCAATCATCACCGTCCAGATGGTGTCGTTCCAGTCATGCATCACTTCTGGCTGTTTCTTGAGGGTGCGGATATAAAGTGCCATCTTTTTGTCCTGTTGGCTTCGGGCGGTGCGTAGGCTTTGCAACCGCTCCAGTTCCGCAGCCGCCTTCTCGTACCGTTCGGTGAGGGCCTCATACTTTTTAAGGTAGGCTTCCTGGGACTGTGCCGTGGATGCGTTTTCCTTGACTGCCGCTTTGACCAGTTCGGCAACAACCTGGGTCTCTTCAAGCTGCCGTTCAATGTCGGCATCCAGTGTTCCGAAATCCATCAGCCGCGCACGCCACGCTTCACACTGCTTAATGATCTGCACCCGATGCTGCATCATCAGATTGTAGGCTTTTATGAAAAGCCGCTGTATGGTTTCGGTGTCCACTACGGGAGTGTGGCAGCGTTCCTCGTTTGCAAATTTGCCGTTACACTGCCAAATGGTGCGACGGTACTGGTCAGTGGAGTGCCATACCTTGGGACCGAAGAAGGCACCGCAATCCTCGCAGACCAGTTTGGCAGAAAGGACGCTTTTGCCGCTGTAGGCTTTGCCCAGGGTCTTCCGTCTGGCAAACTCCGCCTGCACCTGCTCCCATTCGTCCGGCTCAATGATGGCGGGATGACTGCCCGTCACATAATACTGTGGGACTTCACCCTCGTTGGGCTTCATTTTCTTTTCCAGAAAATCTACCGTGAATTTCTTCTGGAGCAGTGCATCACCCTTGTATTTCTCATTCTGAAGGATACTGGTGATCGTGGTCTTGCTCCATGTCTGCTTGCCGCCCGGTGACGGGATGCCCAATTCCTCCAGGTACTTGCAAATGCCTGCCTGGGTCTTGCCCTCAAGGAAAAGCCCGTAAATCAGCTTTACGACCCTTGCTTCGCTTTCGACAACCGCAGGCCGTCCGTCCTCGCCCTTTTCATAGCCGAGGAAGCGTTTGTACGGCAGATGCACTTTGCCATCGGAGAAGCTCTTGCGCTGTCCCCAAGTGATGTTTTCGGAAATGCTGCGGCTTTCTTCCTGCGCCAGAGAGGACATGATGGTGATGAGCAATTCGCCCTTGCCGTCAAAGGTGTAGATGCCCTCTTTTTCAAAGTAGCACTCCACGCCGTTCTCTTTCAGCTTTCGGATGGTTACCAGGCTGTCGACCGTATTTCTCGCAAATCGGCTGACCGACTTGGTAACGATGAGGTCAATTTTGCCGTCCAGGGCATCGGTGATCATTTCTTTGAAACCCTCACGGCGCTTGGTGTTAGTGCCGGAAATACCCTCGTCCGTATAGACTTTTACGAACTCCCATTCCGGCTTTGACTGTATGAACTTGGTGTAATAATCAACCTGCGCCGCATAACTGGTGAACTGCTCATCGCTGTCGGTAGAAACACGGGCGTATCCGGCGACACGTCTTTTCCGTGCTGCTACCGAAGGCAGGTGCGTCAGTGGGTTTATGGTTGCGGGTATCATTGTAACTTTAGGCATTCTGATTCCTCCTTTCCAGGGCTTTCTGACGGGCGGTTGCTTTCATCTCGTCCGTCCAACTTTGGCTGCGTGAGCGATCTTTCCATTTTCGTGTGATTTCCGAGCCGTCATAGAAGCGGAAAATCAATACATTTTCATTGCAGACCAGGATGCTCTTTATCAGCCTGCGGAGTAATTCCTCTGAAAAATCCATCTGCCCAAGCACTTCTGCGGCCACTGCCTGCAGGGTTTCTTCGGGGATTTGCTTGGAAGCACAGGCGGCTTTGCCCATTGAATTGAAGGTGCCGCAGACCCAGACAGGACCCGTTTTTGTGACCTTGCGCCGATAGTTTTTTCCGCAGCCGTCGCAGACCAGAAGGCTTGTGAACGGGTATGTTTTCTTGGGTGTTGGCTTCTTGATGAACCGAGCCGCTCGTCGTGCTTTTTCTGCCTGCACCGCCTGGAAGGTCTCCATGTCGATAATGGCGTCGTGGGCATCCTCTGCGTGGTACTTCGGAAGTTCGCCGTTGTTAACGATGGTCTTTTTGGTAATGTGGTTCTCACGGAAGGTCTTCTGTAAAATCAGATTTCCCGTATAGGTGTAATTGCTGAGTATCTTGGAAATCACTGATTGACCCCATTGCTTTCCGAAGCGTGACGGGATGCCATCCTCATTCAGCCGTTTGGCAATGGCAAGGTAGCCATCGCCGGAAAGGTACTCATCATAAATGCGGCGGACAAGGTCCGCTTCCTCTGGGATGATCTCGTACCGACCGTTCTTCAGCCGATATCCGAGCATGGCCCTGTTCCAGGGCATCCCTTCCTCGAAGTTCCTCTTGATACGCCATTTCTGGTTCTCACTTGCGGAGCGGCTTTCTTCCTGTGCGTAGGACGCCAGAATGGTCATCATCAGTTCGCCGTCACCGCTCATGGTGTGGATGTTCTGCTCCTCAAAGAAAATGTCCACCTCCCAGGCTTTGAAATCACGAACGGTCTGCAACAGCGTGACCGTATTTCGCGCAAAGCGGGAGATGGACTTGGTTATCACCATATCGATTTTTCCGGCACGGCAGTCAGCGATCAGTCTCTGAAAATCTGCTCTGGATTCCTTGGTGCCGGTCTTGGCTTCATCGGCGTACACGCCAACATAGAGCCAGTCATCGTGATTCTGGATGAGGTCGCTGTAATAGCTGACCTGTGCGGACAGCGAGTGGAGCATGGCATCTTTGCCGCTCGACACACGGGCATAGGCTGCAACTCGCTTTTTCTGTTCCAGTTTCGGTGGTTTTGGTACAATGGTTATTGCTCTTGGCATTTTGTCACCTCCTCGTAGTGTGACATATTACCTCTGAAACCACTATATATCAAGTCAATCCCGCGATATAAACTACACGAAGATATTCCAAATTCCTCGCGCTGCATTGTATCAATTATGGCGTAATCTTCCGGGGTTATAATCCCCAACGACAGCATCCGTTTTGCCTGGAGCATGGATGCCAGGTAGTCTTCCAGTCTGGCACGATAGGCATCAGTCACAGCAGCCACACTCCTCTCCGAAGCGGTCGGCAATGTAGCAGCCGTGGCTACAATATTTACGCTCTCTATTACCATACGCAGTGAATGGCTTACCACAGTGGGCGCAGGTGTACGAATAAACCGTTTTCCGATCCACGCAGTCTGGGTGGCTGTTCCACCAGGCAGTCCGGCAAGTGTCCGAGCAGAACTTTCGAGGTTTCTGCTTGGGAACGATCTTTGTCAACTTTCCGCACTGTTTGCAGGCAACCGTATTCTTTGCCGTATCTCCCAGACCGTTTCGGCGGCAGAATGAGCGTACTGTATTATCTGAAATACCGAGCATTTCACCGATTTTTACATAGCCGATGCCCTGTAAACGCAAGGTTTTGATTTGTTCTTTCTGCAAATCCGTCATAGTGGGTTCCTCCAATCCGAGGGGCTTCCTCACTACCCACTGGAGGTGAAAACGGCATTTGAACAGAAAAACAGCAAAAAAATAAGCCCACCGAAGAGAAATTATCTCCTCGATGGGCTTCATGGTTAGTTGGGGATCTTCAGTTTCCAACCGCTGTAGATGACATTGGACTTCAGACCATTAAGGGTCTTGATTTCCAGGTATCGGCTGCCTTTGCCCAGATACAGGGTGGCAATATCCCAGAGAGTATCACCTTTGACCACCGTATGAATGCGGTAGTCATCTGTGCCGGTCTCGGAAGTACCATCCGTGGGATAGATGGCAACACCCTCATTGGTGAACACATAGGTACCGGGGTTCTTGTCCGCTGCCACCTTTGCATTGGCAAGGACGCGATAGGCTCCAATCTGGGACTTGCTGTCCTTCCAAGTCTTACGCACACGGTAATAGCCGGAGGTCAGCTTTTCAGGATAGGTCACCACAGGCTCGGCAATATCCTCGGTGTCCTCCTTGGTATCGGTAGCAAGCAGAGCCTTGACCTCGGCACGGAAGGTATCCATGCTCTTGCCATGCTTTGGGAACCAGTGCATCACATCACCGTGGTTGGATGCGACGCCCTGCTTGTAGCCCTCGGAGTGACAGATGATATTCTGCTCGGTGAGACCATACTCCTTGCAGAGGTAGGCACAAAGTTCAACGGCCTCACGGTACACCTTCTGGAAATAGGTGTAATCCGTAAGACCGTCCTCGCAGATTTCAAAGCCGATATGGGTGTTGTTGGCGCTGCCTCCGGCGTGCCATCCACGGTGATTCCACGGAAGTGTCTGGTATGTGGCAATGGTGCCGTCTGCCAGTTTGCCGATGAAAGCGTGGACGCAGACTTCTCTGCCGCCGGGGTGATAGGTGTTCCAGTGATTGCCGTACTGGTTTTCACCGAGCAGACCGTCATTGGGACCCACATAGCGTTTCAGATTGGGGTTGTTCGCCCCGGTGGAATGAACCATAATGCCCTTGACGGTGATGGTTCTGCCTGCCTTGTAACAGGCATTTTCGGTAAGAATCAGCTTATGCAGATTCATCATCGTCACCTCCTCGCTCGTGAAGCTGCTCCAGGACTTCCTTCAGCTTTTCAGGGATAGGCAGTCCCAGATGGGCAGAGTTTTCCAGAATGCTGACACCCTCATTGGACAGGTAGAAGAAAATAACTGCGGTACGCAGCACTCCACCCTGGCCGAGGACATAGACATCCACAATGTTGCCGATGCCCACCAGAGTGAAGATCAGCACCTTGCGGCAGATGCCTTTGAAGCCGATGGAACTGGAGAGGTTCTTGTCAGTGATGGCGCACATGACGCCGGTGATGTAGTCGATCACCGTAAAGGCGATCAACGCATACAGAAAGCCGTCCACACCGCCCAGGAACCATCCGAGGAAGCCACCGAAAGCGGTGAATGCGATCTGAATGCCAGACCAGATTTGTTTCATAGCGTTATCCTCCATTTCGTTTTAATTATGCAAAAGGGCCTCTGCCACGAAAGCAGAAGCCCTATGTGCCTTATTCAGTTTGCTTGGGCAACCATTCCCATACCCGCATATCTTCCTGTCCGAGGGACCACATACACATCCCTCGCAGCTTCCATCGGTATGCTGCCTGGTTTGCCCAATAGATGAGGCTGTCCACATCCTGATAGTAAAGAATGGAAAAGCCGTCCGAATCCCCAAGGAACAGCCTGGAAATCCAGATGTTGATGTCCCTGGGGATTATTTTTGCAGAGTAGTCGTTGCCGCACTCAAGCGGCATGATGTGGGAATGGTAAAACTCATAGTCCAGAGAGATGCTTTCGCTTCTGGTGGACGATTCTTCCACATCACTGGTCAGCATGAACACCTGGAACTCCTCATCCCAGGTGCAGTTCGACCGTTCAATTCTGCCGTAGGAAGTTTCAGTGCCATCCGGCATGATGACATCGAAACGCTCATACGGTTCGTATGTCCAGGCATCCCCCAGACGGAGCAGTTGGCAGTTGACAGGCATATCCGAGCGGATACCTGCGTAACCACCGCCACTGCTGACCGTAGCCGTGAAGCGGAGCGTGTACGAGGTGGAGGAATAAACCCGCACCTTGTTTCCACGCTTACGCATCTCAATGGTATAAACACTTGGATTGGAGCGGAGGTCTGCCTTTGAGGTCTTTGCATAGGATGCCGAGTAGCTTTCCTTGAGCGTTGACCCTTCGTAGAGTTCCAACCTCTGCGTATCGTAGTTGATGCACAGGAATAGAGAGCCGAGGAAGATGCCGGACTTGCCGCCACCATCAGGCGGGATGATGATCTGCGCTCGGAGATGGATGTCGGAAAAGCTGTTATAATTCCAGGCAAGCTGACCGTAGCCCTCAAGCTGCGAGTATGGGCGGTTGGCATCGCTGTTGGGGTCTTGCCACACATCCCATTCGCCGGAGAGCGTTGTCCAGTAGCTTTCCGGGATCTTCTGCTCATCACGGAAATCCTCATACCATACCAGTGCAGAGTCCGGCTTTCGGCGCAGCATCTCAAGAGTCAGCTTGAAGCCGGTCGCCGGTCCCACCATATCTCCGTTGATGTCCTTGAACTTTCGTGGCGCCAGGGTGTATTCCGCATCACCTGCAGTGGGTTCTTCGGAAAAGTCCGTGCAGACACGGAAACCATAGAACTGGACACCATTCACGCCTACAGAGATTTTCAGCGTATGCTCTCCGGCAGTGAGATTTGCACCCTTGGCGAGGGTTGCCCAGAAAGTGGTTCGCCAGTACGGCCACCATAGCCGATTCTCGGAAAAATGAACCGTGCTGCCATCCAAAGAAGCATAAATGCTGTTTTTATCCCAGAACGGATAACACAGCCGGACTGCAACATCGTAGGTGCCGTCCTCATCAATGGTGAACTTATAGGTGGCAGAGCCGTCCTCTCCCAAGGTCACAAGGGTCTTGGAAACAGAAACAATGCCGGAATAGCTGTCCGGCTCGGCATCGTGGTCAATGAGAATTTCTCCAAACTCGGTCTTTTGCTGCTTGGCATAAGCGGTCAGATAGTTCCTACGGTTATAGACCTCTGCCATCTGGGGATAGGTTTTTGCCGTGGCATCTCTGCCTTCCATGTAGTCATACACATGAGGGAGTGCCCACGGACCCATATCGCCGTGTTGTGGAGTGGAATGTGCTCCGCAAAGCCATCAACAATGAACTGCTCACTTATAAGGTGAACGAGGATAAGCTGATGGGCCCGTATTTCATCTCCAAGAAAAATCTGCCGGAGGGTGAAATGATTGACCCTGCCGTCTTTACCCGTATATTTAAGAACAAGGTCATTATGTACCTGTTCGACGATGCCGCAAAACAGAAGCGCCTTTCACTTTTCGGTGGCTGCGATGAAAAAGCAAAAAACCAGTATTCCAAGATTTGCAGAGAATTTGACACCAAGGGTGTATATATCTTCTGCGAGGGAATCAGCAGCCAGTTTATTGATAATGTCCCAGAGGATGATGGAGAATGATTTCAGTATTTTTACGAGAACAAAAACGCTATACCCAGGAAGACCTGGTTAAAGAGTTTCATTGCTCCGAGGAAAAGACTGTCCGCATTCTGAAGCGCCTGAAAGAATATGGCGTGCTGAAGGCTGTAAAATCAAATGACACCCAAAAGGATCTTACGGATCTGGTGGATGAGGACATCGAAATCGCTGACGTTGAGGTCGGTGAAAACGAATATCTGTATGTGTTCACTTTTGTGGGTGTTATTACAATTGAGGGTCGTGTGCTGAAATGCTATCCGAAATATCTGCTTGATGCCACGGCCCCCAAAGCAGAACTGAAACAAGTGCTGAAGGTTCTGGAAAAGTACAATTCAAAGGAACAGATCATTCGTATGTACAACGACACGAGCGACAGCAGTGCATTTAATATGTTGGCTGTTATGCTGTTTCTCCTCCAGGATTATTTCGAGTATGGTGCCTATACCAACACGCAGGACATCATCGAGTCCAACGGGTCCGGCGACATTCTTTGGGATAAGACCATCAACGAAACATTCACCCTCTTAAGCAACAACCGGCCGTATTACCCGGAATTGCTGACCATGAAGCGTGTGAATGACGATTTCGATTTCTTCAAGCGCCTGCATGAGTGTGTCCTCACCCGTTGCACGGAGGAATTGCGAGATGCCGATCTGTTGGATCTGTTCGATATTATGGGTGTCGATATTTCCGATGAGAATATCGAGGACTTTGGTGACAAGGAGTATGTCCTGGAGCGCATTGTCAAAGAACTCAATATCCAGTTCAATACCCGCAAACAGCTTCTGCTGAAAACACTGTATGCCTACATAGCCAACAGCAGCGCACTGGACGATCTTGACTGCTTCAGTATGTTCGGAACGAACAGTTTCAATCTGGTATGGGAAAAGGTCTGTGCGGAAGTAATGGACAACCAGTTGCAGAAGCCAATCGGTGGACTGCGACTGCCCGTACCATTGGCCGAGCAATACCGCGATATGCGGCATAAGAAACTCATTGACTTGATTGATAAACCGCAGTGGTCTGGGACTGCACCGAACGGCGAACCGTTTGTTAAGCAGGCCGAGGATACACTTATCCCAGACCTCATTTCCATCGTTAATGTCGATGGGGACTATCAGTTTATCATCTTTGATGCCAAATACTACAATATTCAACTGGAACACAATAAAAAGCTGCGTGGTCAGCCCGGTATCGAATCCATCACCAAGCAGTATTTGTACCAGTTGGCCTATCAGCCTTTTGTAGAGGCTCACCAGATCGGCACAGTGCGGAACTGCTTCCTCATGCCGACTGCTTCTGCTGAAATAATCAAAAAAGGAACTGCATCCCTTGCCATGTTAAGCAATCTGGGGTTGCAGGATATTCAGGTGCGATTGCTGCCTGCGGAAATGATGTACCGTCATTACATCGAGAACACAAAGATGGATATACGGGTGCTGAATCTATAATGTAAGGGGATGATTGCATGGCGAAAACGAAAACCAAAAGCAGAGATGATGGCGGAAGCATGAAAAGGGTTGTGCGTGTTCGCTATGCATCCTCATTCAGATATGCAGATGTTCTTGAACTATATGTGGAGGATCAAGCGTTCCGGCAGGCAGTAGATTCTGGGCGATACGCGCTTGTTGATGACAAAATCGTCCTAAATGCGTCCAAATATATCGATTATATAGACGGACACATGGAACTACGCTCTACCATCAAGGATGAGGACGAGTATTACTGTCTGCATTATCGTTGCGAGATCGAGTATTCTCATGGGACAGGTATGCACTGGGGAATGCGCGCTTGCAAACCTGGTGTGCACCGCCGCGCTAATCGTGCATGGCGACCTTCTAAACGGACTTCAATAAAAAGTAAGTTAGAAGACGCGAAGAGAATTAATTCCGTCAATGACGTTAGCCTTGAAAATATCCTTGCGATTGTAGGTGGCGGTCACGGTTCGGGTGAAAACTTCTCTGAAGCCCTCACTCGATTTATGAAAGAGAGCAATGTCACCGAAGAGGAACTGTCTGAATTGACAGGGTTAGCACCAAAGACCATACAGCGTATGCGCAATCCAAATTTACGGACATCACTGAAATCTGTTATCGCTGTCTGCATAGCTTTAAGTTTAGATTTGTATAACAGCCTGTATTTCGTCCACCTGGCGGGTTTTGAGTTAACCAACAGCCGTGAGGATAAGATTTATTACTTTATTTTGGGGTTTGCCTATAAGGAAACAGTATACGACTGCAATTGTATGTTAAAGCGATTGCATATGAGACCACTTACAAAATTATAGAAAGGGGAATTTCTGTGGCTGACCGTTCGTTTAAGGAATATATCGGCAGCAGATTTTATGACCAGTTCTTCAATGCCATAAAATCGTATGTCATACAAAACCGCCATAATATCGAACTGAGTTCCCGCACGGTCAGCAGTGCCGACTACGCAGAACTCTCCGATTTTGAAATTAAATCCGTAGGAATCGATGACCGGGACGGAATGGGTATTGCATTTGATGTTCTCGTTGAGGCGGAGATCTATGTTAAGGACCATCACCGCCATCGTGACGTAGATGAGGATACCTGTTTCCCGTGGTTCATCCTCTCCTGCACCGCCGACCTATCCAGAAATATGGATGACCTCTGTATTCATCGGGTCGATCAATATAATCAAAGAAACAAGCAAAACAAGCCTTTGTCGGATTCTCTCGTTCCCATTAGCTATAAGATCGACCTCGATAAGATAGCTACGGAATTTTTGAGGAAACACTACCCGGAAGCCCTGCGAACCCCTATGCCTGTTGACCCTATGGTTCTTGCCGACAGGCTCGGTCTTTCGGTCGTTACCCAGGAACTGACAGAGGATTTTTCTGTATTCGGGCAGCTTTTCTTCCAGGATTGTGATACCGAGGTGTTCAATTCAGATACGGGAGAAATGGAACCGGCTCACTTTCCGGCAAAGACGATCGTTGTTGACCCCAAGGCATTTCACTTGAGAAATCTGGGGTCTGTCAATAACACCATCGTGCATGAGTGTGTCCATTGGGATCAGCACAGGAAAGCCTTTGAACTGGAGCGGCTTTATAACCGCGATGCAACACAGATAAAGTGCTTGGTCATTGGTGGCTCCAAGGGTTCTTCCGACCGCACCGCCGCCGACTGGATGGAGTGGCAGGCAAACTCCCTGGCTCCTCGTATCCAGATGCCCATTGGTTCTTTTAAGACGAAAGCTGCTGAATTTGTCCGCAAATTCCAACGAGAACTGAAGGCGGCTCACATCGTGGATGTAATGGAAGCTGTCATTGATGCCCTGGCAACCTTTTTCGTTGTCTCCCGTCACGCTGCCAAAATGCGTATGGTGGACGCCGGATACGAGGAGGCAATCGGTGCGTTCACTTACATTGACGGACACTATGTAAAGCCGCACGCCTTCAAAAAAGGCAGTTTGCAGAAAGACCAGACATACTGTATCAGCGCGGACGATGCCCAAATCATCGCCTTCAGCGATATGCGCCTTTCTGCTCAATCTCAAAAGGGTTCCTACATATATGTGGATTCGCATATGTGCTTGAATGACCCAAAGTATGTCACCAGAGATGAAAACAACACCGTGCAAATGACCGATTACGGCCGATTGCACATCGATGAGTGTTGCCTGGTCTTCAAACTGAAAGTAAAGGCAACCAATAAATATGGTGAGGAATTTTATAAAGAGTGCGTTCTCTTTAGAGATGTGGATTCCGGCATCGTGTTCCAGACCACTTTTGACAAAGAGGTCAGTGCCGATGTTATGGGAAAGGCAGATGCCATCCTTGCACGAGAAATGGAGATTCAGAGAGTTCTCCAGGAGTTGCCTGCTCAATTCGGTGCTGCTCTTATCTACCTTATGGAGTGGGTGGAAATATCCGAGGAGACCTTGGCGGAGAAGGCCCTCGTGTCCACAAAGTTGGTGCAGCGCCTGCGCACCAACCCGTCATACCCCAAAAATGTTGACTGCGTGGTTGCCGTTTGTATCGGCATGAATTTGCCGCCAGAGTTGAGCAATGCGCTTATCAGCAGATCTGGCTTTACCCTGCGACTGGCACAGAGCGAAGCACATTTGATGTATAATTTCTTCCTGAACCACCTCTATATGAGTTCAATCCACGAATGCAATGATATGTTGGTGGCAAAAAATCTGCCAGTGATGACTGGCACAGAATAAGATAGCGCCCTTGAAAAAGGAGGATATAGATATGAACATATCAAAAGAGTCGCTGCAAAAGATAGCAGCCGCCAATCAGGCGAACCCATATGCTGACATTACTCCCTATGAGACAGGTGTCGGTATGCCCATCGTCCATTACTCTGGCTTTTTTGCACAGCCCGGTGAATGTATTATTTATGCTGCTCCTGCGCAGACCTTCAAAGACAAAAACCAGGTGGTCGGTTATACCGGGAAGTCTGCCGGAGCGAGTTTCCGTGTTGCAAAAGGTGTCACCGTCCGCACGGGAAGTTCCGGTGGTAAACCTATTCGGGGAACGGTTCGTGACCACAACTATGGCGATTTGATTATTACCAATAAGCGGGTCATGTTCATTGGCAAAGATGACTCCTTCGACTTTCCCATAGAGAAGGTGTCTGCCGTCAAAATTCTGGATAGGCAGAGTTTCGTGCTTCAGTCGGATCGGACTGCAAAGAATGTCGCTATGGACCCTGCAATCGTTGCATATGCTGCTGGCTTTATCTCCTATGTGCAGAAAGAGGTTATTGCCGGCGTTGATGTTTATCAAAACCATCAAGTCACCCTAACGCCGGAGCAACTCGCATACTGCGATGCTGTGCGACAGGAATGCGCCAAGGTGCGCTTACCGAAGAAAAAGACCAAAAACGGTTGTCTCTGGACGGTTGTAAAAGTTCTTTTTGCCCTGGTCATCCTTGTGGCTGCGATTGGGATCATCGGCTCGATCATTGGAAGCAACGATGATTCCCCTGGCGGCAGTCAACCCTCCGACGCTATAACGAATTATACTGCGTCCGAACTGGTTGCTCTTGAAGGCCACCCTCGCATTTTTGATAGCTACGCAGAGGCTCAAGCATTTTACAACGGCATCGGTGACAGCAGAATCGCTGTGACAGACATAACCAAGAAGTCTTCAATGGAAATGGCCCTGGAAACCGTTTATTCTGATGAGATCGTACTGTATATGACACAGCACTCCACAAACGAGGAGTATGTAGGAACCATTGAAATTAACATCTTCGATGCAGATTTTGCAGCCGATATGACCGTTGATGGGGCTGCTGATATAGCAGTTTCCTATCTTCCGATAGATTTCTTTGAGTACTATGCCTCGGATGCCTCTTATGTATATGAAAATGACGGCACAAAGATTTACACATATTCGTGCCGCTTGACCGATGAGGGAGTAGAATATCATAACTCCGTTGCGCAGCAGTATTCGTACTATTATTACATCAAAATTGTAGAATACGCTGACGGTGAGCATTGGAAAATTTCAACCGGCTACAGTGCATACGGTGACAAGGATAAAGGCTGGATTGAAAAGTATGCCGAACCTTGGGATGCACCGTTCCAGGACTAATACGCTGTTGAGTAGTACGCATTAGATTGAATTTTGAAGGGAGGGTATCAGCGTGTTTGGTGTTGAAATTACTGACCATTATGTTGTGTATGACCACGATAAGCAATGCAGAGATGTAGGTTCTTTATATCCTGCAATAGATATAAAACTCTATGGAAAAAAATCAAAAAAGGTTCGTATGCACGATTGCTGGTACTCGGAGTTCTTGTTTCAATCAACTGCTGCCAGTGTTCATTACACTCAGCGAGGCAATTATTTGCACTTCAGATTAACGGATTACGGCGTAAAAGATGTGCGGGGCGTGTTTTGCCAGGTGCTGCATGAGGGAGCCCCTATAAACAACAAGGAGTACTATCAAACGATTTTGTACGATGCCAATGATAGTTTCTCATTGTATACCCCCGTAAATGAGGAAATTATGACAGAGAGCATCTCACTCTGCATAACCGGTGTAAAGTATTGGAATAACGATCAAATCATTGAAAGCACGTCGTATCCTCAAAAAATCACTGCTAAACAGAAAAAAATCAACCAAGGCATACGCAGTGCCAGAGATCAACATACTGCACTGCCAATCGAAAAGACCACCGGCAAAGTAACAAAATCAACGCGCAAGCTGCCTTTTGCCGAGGAATACATTGAAATGGCTTGGATTTGGTATCCAGAACTGTCTGAATTGTTCACATGGGTAAGTTCGCAGTGCGATTTGTTGGAGGAAGAAATCTCGGCTCTACCACAGTCAATTATGGGTGTAGATTGCTCCACCCCGAATGAAAATGATAAGGTGATTTTTATACCAATCGAGTGTACATTTAACCAAAAGTTTTATGCCCGATTGTTTTTAGCCCAAAATCACACGGTAGAGGGCAGAATAGTTTCCCCGTTAGATATGTTACAATACCAGATTCCAATCCGAGCAGAAAACGAGCCTCTTTTACTGTGTTTGTATGGGACACATTGGCTTGACCCATTAATGCTTTCTCCCGGCGATGCTATAGGGGATGATAAGTGCAAGAACACCTATTCTGATGCTGAGACCAACTCCCCCATATTAAGGATTATTGGCGAAATTAAAGATCGAGTGTCTCATCGATATAGCGAGCGCACAGTCCAATCGTCTAATGTGATGCGTAGGTTTTATCGGTCAATTGAGGCTTTGAGAACCTGGATTAAAGAAAGGTATACCGAAGTATCCTCTTTAAGCCAAGAGGCTCGTCCCTCACTCTGGACATCAGAATACAGGTTGTACCAGTATATTAAGCTACTGTGTTCGGATGCTGTATACCAATACAGAAGTAGTTGGTTGGATACGCAGTCATTGGATATATTCATTCCGCAATATAGCTGTGCAATTGAATACCAAGGACAACAGCATTATGACGCGATTGATTACTTTGGCGGAGAAGCCAAACTGCTGATGCAACGCGAAATGGATGCAGATAAACGCCAAAAATGTCAGAATAATGGTGTGAAACTAATCGAATGGTCTTACAAGGAAAAACTTACATTTTCTAAAGTATTGTCTTTCTTAAACGAGAATGTATTTCCAGAACCGACAGATTCCACATTTGTCGAGCGGTGTTTGTCGCTTGGGCTACCTTTTCCTGTAGCGGACCTGTTTTTACCGGTTACATATGCGCAGATAAAAGAAGCGGAAAAAGCAAAGCCTTTTGTGCAACAGACCGAAATCAGAAAATATGCTTTAGACGGAAATTATATTTGCGCCTACAACTCTATTACAGATGCCGCCAAAGATGTTGCGATATCAAGCCAACAGATTTCAAAGGTGCTAAATGGGAGGGCTTCTACTGCCGGTGGTTTTATGTGGGAACGGGTGGACACTGGAACCCCTGTATATTCCATCGCACCTGCAGTGCAGTATTCAGCGGAAAACACATCTAAGTCAATATACCAGGTGGATTCCACGGGAGAAATAGTCGCAGAATTTGATTCTATCAATTCCGCAGAGCGCCGGACAGGAATCAACAGGAAAAGCATTCGTGATGTTCTCAACGGTCGGCAAAAAACAGCCGGTGGATACTATTGGCTTCGCAAGCATTGTGAGTAAAGGGGGTGCGAAAGATGACATGGGCAGATTATTATGATCGATTTTATGATTGGGCAGAAAGCACCCAGGTGCGCTACCTTTCATCACTTTCTTCTTTGGGGCCCGCCGATGAGGTCGGTGAGATTATCATTGAACTGCAGGTGAATGTACCTGCGGCAAACCGTTTACTTCGCAAGGCGGTCGAAGCAAAACTGGCATTTTCAGGCTCCGATTTAGTCGAGTTCGCCTGTATCAATGATAAAGAACTGGCGACTGCAGCAGTACGCAATTCCGCAGAACGATTGACTGCCGAGGATATGGAATATCTGTACGGTGAGATTGATGATGAGGTTATCATTGAAATCTGCAAACAAAGACATCTTATGCTACCGGAAGATTTGCGCGAAGAAGAGTACGAAGATGAAGAACCAGAGGAAATCGAAGAGGACGAGCTGTTGGCAGAAGCTGACATATATGTAGACGATTACTGCCCACCGCCGAAGCGCCCTGGTTTCTTTGCCACGCTGTTTGGCGTGATTGCGGGTATTGATATGGCAAGTGGTTCTAATCAACATAGGCATAACGGTCGTTGTAATGGCGACTGTGCGCACTGTCCTCCTCACTACGGATACCGCTATGGTCGGTGGTATTATGGTCACAATCATGTACACGGCTGTGAATTTGGTGGTAATAAAGGTAGCGGCAGTATGGATTGATGGAGGATGGTTATGTTTGGGAGGAAAAAGAAGTCATCAGAACCAGTTTATGATGTTACACAAAAAATTGCGAAAACTTGGTGGGGTGGTACAAAACTTGTCCCAACCACAAAAGCAGAACAACGCAAAATGAAAGCCGAAATTCTAAGAAGGAATCCCAACGCAACTGTTCTTGACAGCAAGGCAAAAAAGCAAAAAGAGTTGGAGTGGATTGACCGAATTGAAGAGTTTGATGCTTTTATGAACGATTAATACAGGAGATACCTATATGGGCTTATTTGATTTTTTAAAGAAAAAAGATAAGGTTGAGGTTACCCAAAAGACTACACCAGTAAAGACCACGGTGCCTGAAGAGGATAAAAAATTCTATCAACCAGATTCCTATTACACCGATGTGGTTCATGAGGGCACAGCTTTCGAGCATCGTGTTATTACATTTGAAGAACGAAAGAAAACCGCAATCCCATCAAAACGCGGTTTATATCCCGCCGAAATCCTGCTGTTAGCATACTGTTCCAAAGGAAATTATCCCGGGCCAAAGAATGGATATCCGGGTTTTTGGTGGTTTACTTATGGTATTAGGGATGTTGGAGCCGCGCTCAAGAGCTTAGAAGACCGTGGTTACATCGCTTTGGGGTCTGTTCGTGATGCAGTCGGTGGGTTCACGGTGGCACAATTAAAGGATATTCTCACTTCCCAAGGTATGCCAACTACGGGAAAAAAAGCTAATTTGGTAGAGCGTGTTCTCTCAGAAGTTCCAGATGAAGTATTGATTTCTGCCGGTGCGCAGAGAAAGTATATTCTGACAGAAATTGGGCAGTTGGAACTGGACGAAAATGCCTATGTACCTTATATGCATAATGTTCCGAATAAAACGACAGAGGATGCGAGATTTGGCATGACCTTTAATATTTGGAGCATTAATAAATTGCTTGGAACAGATGACAAATCTGCATGGAGAGACATCGTTGATGAACAAGAGCGTAAAATGAACCGAGAAACTGCCGACCGCAATGATGCCTTTATGCACGACTTAAAGAGAATCGCGCCAGATGAATATCGTAAGCTACGAACCCAGGATCAGCAGATTGCTGCTGTACAAAAAGCCAGAGAGCAATATGAGACAGACAAGGATTTAAGTGGATATATTGCTTTTTGGGAAATGGTATGGGCCAATGGGGGCTTAAAGTTCGAAGGTGCCGGATGGCATTTCGAGTTACCCGATTTATATATAAAAGCCAAGCGTTATGATGATGCACTTGCCTTTGTCAAGCGACTTAAGGTGGAAAAACCGACATATGCATATAAAGCTGATACTTACATTAAAAAAATCGAGGAAATGAAAGCAAAGCTACAACGGAAAGGGGGTCAATAATTTATGGCTGACAATAAAAAGAAAAGAAAAAGCCTGGTTGATTCCGTCACCTATGCATACATACGGAAAGTCAAAAAATGGATGTTTTGCCCGAACTGTCATGAAGGGAAAATGACTATCGACAAAAAATCCACTGTGTGGATCTGTGGGGATTGTGGGTATCAGCTTTCGGCAGACGAATTTGAAGACAACTATGTTTTTTGGTTCTGTGATAACTGCGATGAGTATTTGAATAAGCAAGAGGGCTTCGATCTCTGTGCTGACCGTCACATTTGCAGAAACTGCGGTTATGAGAATGATACCACTTTGAATAATATTAAGGGTATCTGCTCTGACTGCGGAGCGGTTATCGCTGACCCAGAAGCCACACTTTGCCCAGACTGCAAACATAGTCGTGAGCAGAAGGCCAAAGAATGGCTTGCAAAAGCAGGAAAGGTTGTAGGCGTTGTTACCGCAGTTGCCGGAGCTGCCGCATATCTGGCATCACAAATCAGCAGCGATGACTCCGCCGAAGATGACACAGGCGGCATTTCCCCTAAAAAGGACTGGCTGAAATCTGCAAGCGAGGATGAACTTCGAGCGAGAAAAAAAGAAATCAGTGACAGCACAGATTGGCGTTCTGGATCAATTTTGGACGGAGACTTTGACGAAGAAATCGAAACAATGGATGCCATCGATGAGGAAATCAATCAAAGGGCTTGGGATCAGTACAATAGCGAAGACCACTCTAATGAAAGTTATGGGGTTCACCGTGAACACGGTTGGTATTTACCAAATGATGACTAAAGCGAATGGATGGTAAACCATGCCAACGTAGAGATTGCGATATTCAGCGGAGTAAAAGCGACACAAAAATGATAGATTATTTGGAAAAGGGTGCTGTGTCCTTTGTTCCATTGTGGGATAAATATGTGATGTCATCGTAGAATGGTTGCTCCATATATAATGAGGAGGAACTTTTTATGGACGATAAAACAAAAGCTGATATCGAAGCAGGCGTTCCGATGGTCATCGTTCATTGGGACAAAGACGGTAATGTGACCTCGCAGGAGGCATTCAATTTGGAAAACATATCACTGACTGAATGGCAGATGCAATCATTGGCTCGGACGGCATTAGAAGGGTGCAAACGGTTCTATGCTGACCCGGATAATGTCAAAAAATTTGAAGAGTGGAAAGAAAAAAGGGATGCCAGGGCAAAACGGCAGAAATAA